ATGGCAGACTGCACCTCTGCCTGGTCGAATCGTGCTTTGGTCATACAAAGGTCTTTCGGGGATAGCCAGTTGCGATACCACTAGTACCCTTGACAAAGCCCTTGCTGGACTTCACACGTGCAACAGACTTTACTTTACGCTTACGTGCAGGGATCACTGTGATCGGCACTGTGCCCCACAGTACAGCCTTCGTTACTTCAAAGGCGGACTCATGTTTAGTAAATTTCGCATCAGACATATTTTTCCTTACAGTTTCCAGGTTTTAATTGCGGCGTCAATGTCAGCGGAAGCAATACGCAGCAATTGCGATATACGCCACACAGGGTAGCCAAGGTACTTCAGAGTAGCAATTTCATTCAGAGTTTCACGGCGGACTATCATAATTTCATACCTTTCGCAAGATAAGCAACATAACCAGGGTTCTTGTTCAACACCACCACAGGCTCAATGCCCAACACTACGCCGGTCTTTGCAAAAGCTTTTGCAGCATAGGCCACAGCGGTTTTCAGACGCTTGAATTTTCTGCCATCACAGGTATACATCTTTTCCTCCACATCATTCAGCACAGAACCATTATAGGGACAAGCCAAAAACTTGTCAAGTGTTTTATTCGGCAAAAATGCTACCAATTGGGCGGCCGGTCAGTGCTAAAAAGTAAACACCTGGTTTTGCTTTCATGACTTTCAACATTGCTTTTTTGCTACCTTTTTCCGTCACCAGGCCAGTTGCTTTACAGACAATACTGTAATAAGTTGATTTTGGTATCATTTTCTACTCCTGTCAACAATAGCGTCCCACAGAATATACACACAGGCAATTGGTGTTGCTATAACGAAAATCCAATCAATTAGTTCCATTTGCTTAGCCCAAAGTAATAACAGCACCAGGAGCAGCAGCCAGGGCGCCCCACGTTATCAAAGCAGCAAACAGTATCAAAATCGCAATCATCTCAATCTCCAATATCATCTCAGTACAGTGCCAGTATAGGTGATATCGGTTAACTTGTCAAGCATTATTTGCAGCGTTGGGTCAGCGCAACAGCCTGGGCAGCGGTGCAGCAGCCTGGGGGCGGGGCAGTGCAGCCCGGCGTTGTGGTATTTTGCACCAGCGCCGTTACAGTGGATTTTCGCATTTTTCACAATGTGAAACTACACCGTTCCCCACTTTCCCCCACACTTCCCCACACATTACAGTGGTATTGTGCTCCACGTTCTCAGTTTTTCTCTTTTGTCTTTACTGTATATTTGCAGTTTTGTTTCATCGACCAGTTGGTGTTCTATGCATAATTCTATCATACACTGTAGGTCGCCCAGTTCTTCTGCTAGTCTTTTCATATTGTCGGGATGATGACCAAAGCGGTGTATTTTTGAGGCAATCTGAATTACTTCGGCACACTCTTCCTGTAAGATTGTGAGAATTTCGGCTATTGGTTTCATATTATTTGTCGCTCTCTGTCGCTCTCTCTGTCGCTCTCTGTCGCTCAATCTGTCGCTCAATTGTCGCTGCCAGGTAGATTGTATTTTCTTGTGTATTGACTAGTGATTGAATTATACACTGGTGGTGCTTCGTATTGTACATCCGATTCTATGGGTAGACCGAATCGATAGCGTATGTTTTTCTTGTCGGCTTGTGAGCCACAGCAGGCTACACACTCTAGAATTATTGATTCGGCAAACTTTTCGATTAGCACGATTTGTTTGGTGTTAGTGAGGTAGTTTACATCAATGCCGATTTGCGTGGCTAGTTCTTTTATTCGCTCGTTCATTGGTCAACTCCGAAATGTTCTAATACAGCAATAGCATAATGTGTAGGTGTTTGGTTGATATCGGGTGGAACTTTTCGTTCTATAGCATTATCATACATCACTTTTACACATTCTCGGACAATCAACTCGGCAAAGTTATGATAGCACTCCTCTGTACTTAGACTTTCATCTTGACATTGATAATACAGTTCTCGAATTCGCTCATTCATATCTTTGCCCTTACTGGTAGATTATTCCATATCTCTTCCCAATGTCCATCATGTAGTTCTACATAGAAAAAGTCGGCATTCATGCTTATTTCCATACCACAGTGTTTGCCATTGGTATCTTTACATCTTACTCCATAAGTCTGCCATGCCCAGCCGTAGCATTCTAGTGTACCCGTGGAGAATATCTCAGCCTCGGAATTACACTGTGGACAGGGTAGAAGGCTCATTCAAAATTCTCCAGAAATTGTAAGTCTAATTCTAGTGGTGTATTGATCCATCTGGCACCGTCAGTGTGGTCTTTTACATGATCAATGCCTATGTCCTCATGAAGTAGAATTGACATCGGCTGAATTCTCAGCAGTGTTTCAACTTCAGTCTGGATTGGAGTGTCATACATTATCTGATACATGGGCAGTGGATGCGGACCTATGGGACGGTCATGGATTGCACCCAGGCTCGCACCCATTGATAGGAACGATGGACGCATGGATATGGCTATCTCCCGTTCAGCATTGTTTTTCCAGTATACGTGGGCGTGGTAGTTCATATTAGTTCTTGTCTACCGGTACAGCAATGATTGTACATTGTACGTTACGTGGCAGGGTTTTTTCACATTCGGCTATGGCCTTGTTTGCTGTACTTGCACCAATATTGTGTCCAAAAAGGGCACCAATAAATGTAAAAAGTACGAAAAATACAATGGTAACTCCATCACTCATGATTCATCTCCATATTGATTTTGTGCTTATTTTTTGCGTTTTTATGGATTTTTTACTGTTTTTTAGTACAATTCACGCTCATATACATCGAATTCCTCAATAGCACCTTCGGCATACAATTCATGCCCATATGCTATTGCATCATCGTATTTGGTGAATACACGGAGAACGGTGTCGCCCTCATAGGGTACAGGTTCGACTACAATGAATACTTTGTCCATTTTACACTCCTGGCAAGTTAGCGGCAGCCTCAGCAGCAAGAATTGCTATTGCACGACCGGCTGCCTCGGATGCATTGGTATTTGCATAATCGTCGCTCAGACTATTGAAACCACGATACGTCACCCACTCATCATTTTTGAGCCATTCGACTCGAATATCGTATGCTACATCAAATGGGCTACCATCATGCACAATACGAACTTTACCATAATTATGTGCTACTCTCATGCTACCTCCCGCATAACATAACCATCAACAACACCAAACAGATTTTCACGCTGCCAATCCCACAAGTCGGTGATTTTATTGAACACCGGACCGAACAGATAACCAGTTTCGACTACGCTGGTTTGCCAGCCTCCTGCTACATTTTGACATTGAATTTTCATATAATCTCCTTCTCAATCACTATGCAACCATTATGAGGCATTTCGGTTTACTTGTCAAGGTTTTTTTAAATATCTGGGAAGCTTACTAAAATGACAATACATAGCAAAATGATAGCACATTGTGCAATCGCAACAATTGTCATTTTACTATGGATTTTTCTTTGATGCAAATATACTCACCAGCACGGTCGGTGAATAGAATGCCACGATGATTTTCACAATATTCCTCGGCAGCCAGGCGCTTATCACGTATAATTGTGTAGGCAGTAGCCGATGCGACGAACAGGGAAATATATGCTATGAAAACTATGACGGAATCCGTTCTAGTTTTCAGTTTCAGGAATAGGTTTCTCATTGCCATCTATGCACACCTCACCAACGAAAATATAAACATTTGAATCGATAGATTTTTGTTTGAATAACTGATTATTATAACACTTGTATGGGTCTTTGTAGTTTTGTGTCACATAGTATGCACCATATCCTACACCTGCCAATATCATTAGAATGGGAATATATTTGATATACTTGACCAGTTCGGGCATCATGCCCAACAGTTTCGGTAATATCTCCAGCAGTTGTTTCATTTTTTGTCTCTGGCTTTTACAGCATCAGCCAGCATACCACGAATGATCAACAGCACACGACCTTTTTCCATTTCGGTCAGTGTTTTCACCAAAACTAATTTGTCATCATATGATTTTGCTTCTTGTAGAAATTCGGCTGGTACTGCAAGTTTTTTCTTTTTGGGTCTGTGTTTTTTGAGTTCTTCTTTTGGGTCTGACATGATTGATATGGATTGGTTTATCGCCGAATCATATCATTATTTATTCTTTGGCTCACGCAGCCGTTCAATTTCAATTGCCGCCTCTTCCAACAAGTCGGCAATACGGTCGGGCTTGCCCTCTTCCACAGATTTGCGTCCTGGTATCTGACGGCGTATCTCAGCACGTTTGCGTAGGCGGTACACTAAATCATCTTCATTCATTGATGAATCTCCCTCAGTTCAAAAATATAATGACCACCACGGCGTGATTGTACCCAGGTCAGTGTCCACATCATACTTTTATTTTCTTGCATAGCACGAATGATTGATTCATTACCAGACCAACCACAGGTCGAAACGTAATATCTCCGCACAATTTCATCTTTTAGATATTCATGTGCCTCGTCATCTTCTCTCCAACCCCAACTATGAAAATGCCAAAGACCTTCGATAAACTTGAACCAGCCTTTTGCATTATCCCAATGCCATAGTCGAATGACATCTAATGCAGCATCGGTCGGATAGCCGTCATCATCTAACATTTCATTGTGTTCAATCAAATCAAATATTGCACGTTTACGTTCGGCAATATCATTCTCAATATCACTCATAATATTCCTTCATCTCACGCCAATGATTACGCTCCGCCCAATGTACAATGCACCAATCAATGATACAATTCTCAAATGTGCATGAATCATTGGGACCTTCAGCCAACATTTTACCCGACCACCAGTCCCAATAATAATCTATTATTTCTTGATCGGATAGTGTTTCCCACACACAGATATCAAAATCTTGTGTAGGATGAGGCGCAGGATAACAGATGGTCCAATATCTCATTTTTGTTCTTCTAATTCTTTGATGCGCTCTGCTAAAACCGATGCGGCTGTATTGTAATATCCTGTAGCCGACTCATCTGGTTTATAATAAAATCGTAGTAGTATCTCACGTTCGGCATTCAATACTGCCAAATATTCTTCTTTGCTTGTAAAAAATTGTCTCATTTCATTTCCTCACTTATAATTTGAGGTACGAATCCAGCAACGGCAACAAATAGCTTGCCGTATCTACCACACGGTGCAGTGCGGTCAGGTCCGCCCAATCGCATATCACGACAAGTTCTTCGTGAATGTTCACCATATATTGGATCATCATACATTACCGATTCTGAGTGTAAACAAAAAGCCTCTTTATTAGAGGCTTCGGTAAAGTATTTGCAGTCCTTACATAACTTCATTACATCTCACCATATGCAATTGCATCAAGGTCATATGAATTGGCAGCATACATCATTGCCTCGTGTTCAGCATACAATGCATCAAACATTGCCTCACACTCATCATCGACATAATCGGTCAAGGTAGCATCAGCAATTTCTTTTGCTAAAATGTTAATTTCTTCTTCAGTAAGACCTGGGGCACTCATTTTACACTCCTATCAAGAAAACAATAACCATCATAACAGAAAACAAATAACTTGTCAAGTCATCCACCTTTGGATTTTATTATTTTGATAACATCTTGTATGGCACTCCAATCTTCATGTTCTTCGTAACTGCCGATATAAAAGCCACGGAGGCGCTGAAGCCCACGTAGCGTATCAGCGTTCCACACATATTTCCAATTGTAGTAGATACCCATCATATTTTTACGCATTACAAAATCTTCAAATTCTTTTCTTGTGCCCGCTACAATGTAAAATGGTTCATCATACATCATTTTTTATGCGTTCCAAACAATAAATGGCCGCCGCAATGACGACCACTCCAATGAATGAGAAAATGTATTGCATCATTCTACTTCAGCCTCCATTTGTTCGAAAATCAACATCTTTGCAATATTAATATATTGACGGGCACGATTTTTGTCGTTAAACTCAATCAGTTCTTGTGCATCGGACAAATATGATGCAATCACCATACCAATGCCAGACATTTTAAACGTAAGTGAATCTTCAATCGATTCAAGAATCTCAGCCTTAGGCGCACCGTAGGCTTGCATTTCCCATGTTAAATTACTCATCACACACCCTCCATTGCTTCATAAACATATTCACGAACCGCAGTATCAGTCGCTTCACCGAAACCCTCTATCTCTGAGATTTTGGTAAGTATCTCACTTACACACTCCCAAGAATAATTGTAATCTTTTGCGACAGACACAATTGCATCAATTACACGATTACCATTTTCTGTGAACATACCATAATAACTCATCACATTCTCCATTATTTAAAAACAATCAATGCCAACAATACACTGTTAAAGAAGAAACCGACAGCGTTGCTAATTATGTATAATTTGTCGTTTCTACCTAACGCACGAACCAGAAACAGAAACAATCCACTCCACACCATCAACACCATGCTTAGTGGTGGAAGCCTATCAGTGTATCCAAGAATCACACCCAGACTTGTTGGTAATGTAGCAGCATGAATCAACACCATACCGATCCAGCCACATGCTTCTGTTATATCAATTTTGACAATCTTACTCATTTCTTAACTCACTTTCTCATCACAGTTCCAGTATACAAGAATGAGGTTTACTTGTCAAGTATTTTATCGGTTTGGTGCCTGTCTTTTACGCCAAAGTGATTTCTTTTTGATAACTTTTGTTGTCATTTTTGTATCTGTCTAATGATTCTGGTTTGTTCATCTGGTGTTACATAGATTCTTGCACGATAGACAACACTATTGGTCAGCATGTCTTTTTGTGAGGTGAATTCTATACATCTTTGCCTTACTATTTCATGCAGCAATTTCTGTATCAATTCTTTTTTTATTTCATCTTCAAAGTTTTTGATATTGGCTGATAATCCAGTTCGTTCCAATTCATAACTGTTCAATACTTTTTCAACTGTCAGCATTTGACCTTGAATAGCATAATCTTTTGTATTGATGTTAGGCGTCGTTACATGTGTGGTTATTGATCCACCAGGTGCAGAAAATACACCAGAGCCGGGGTATGTAAGAGAATTTGGTGGCAATGGATGTGCCGGATCAATCATTAGATGTTTCGGTGTCGTCGGTAGTTTGTTTATTGCCATCATTATCTCCATAATGTAGTTGGTCCGGCGTGTAGGAATCGAACCTACATTTATAGCTTAGAAGGCTACTGTTCTATCCATTGAACTAACGCCAGTGTTTGGTGCGGATAGCCGGAATCGAACCAGCATGACCGAAGTCGGCAGATTTTAAGTCTGCTGTGTCTACCTATTTCACCATACCCGCTTAGTATCCAGTTGGTGCATTTTCAGGTTTTGCTTCTGTGCGCTGTGGCGCTTCAGTATCTTGTCCTTGCAAATGCAAGCCAGTCAGACTATGTTCATCACCAATATATCCTTTTAAGAATGTATTGATAGCAATACTCACTCTGGTGTCACTACTCGTCGTTTGCTCTACCATATGTGTCAAATATGATGGGAAGATAACAATATCACCAGTGCCTACAGAGAACCACCACGACTCAGAGTTGAATGGATTGTAAGTCTCTGTGGGTAATGATATGCGATGATATTTGTCATTATAAAATGTAATACGATCTTTTTCACGATCAGTGCTCACATAAATGCAGCCTGATATCCAACTGTTTGGGTGTGCATGTTTATGATGAAACTGTCCTGTTTTAGTATAATTCATCCATGATTGTGTAATGTATGCTTGCACATCATTTTTTGGCGCATACACTTTTTCCATGAAATAGTTCACATAAAATTGATAATAATCACGAACTTCTTTCATTATAGGATGATCTAATACATATCGATCAGCACTCGTCAGATTACCTGTGTTTTGTGTCGTGCTCTTTGCAGTCTCTTCAAAAAATTCTTTTTCTTCTTTTGTCCAGTCACGATAAAACTTTGTGAACAATACTGGCGTCGGAAACAGACCATGCATATTAGGCTCAGGCAGTATCTTAATTGTGTTGTTTTTTTGATTCATTTTCATCCTTATCAATATCTAACCATAGGTAATATGTTTGCTCATCGATCACACGCTGCGACCACATCTCTTCGTTCTCTAGCACAGGCACATCATATTCTGGCGCAAGCCAGGGTTTATTTGTATTTGCTCTCGAAATAGTCATACGCTTTATTCTTTGCTTCTTCTAGTGATGCAGCAATCACTTTTACCCACGCAGTATCACCTGATATACTCATGTCATAAGGCACCGGTCCATCAAAAACAAAATCTTCAGGTATGAATACCTGAACTTCATACTCTTCTAAATTTTTGATGCGATTCATCACCATATTAAATTCTGCTCGGCTCATAATTATCTCCTTCAGTACCATTATACACTACTCGTTTCACAGTGTCAACTCTCTGTGCAGGATTTCGTGCGCCCATAACAACGATTACCTCATGCTGTAAAATATCACCCCTATGCTTTTCTACCAACATGGCTACACAAAATCCTGCTGGGTTAGTAAACCCGGTCTTACTTACTTGAACACCATTAATTTGTGATAATAAAATAGTGTTCGTATTATGTAGAACAACTATTCTGTTTTTACGTTTGACCTGTGTCAAAATAGGCGCAGTTTTTTTAACTGAAATTTCTCGTATGTCTGGATAATGTGATGCAGCAACTACCATTGAAGTTACGTCACTTGCTGTACTCACATTGCCAGAACTCAAACCTGATGGGTCATCAAAATTTGTACTGTACATATTCAACATCATGGCACGAACATTCATATCACGTATAAATTTTTCACGACCACCTGGGTAATCTGCCGCTAGTGTCTCTGCTGCTGCATTGTCACTCTTGATCAATAGCATATGAAACAATTCTCCACGTGTATATTCACGTTTGGGCATACGACTGCCTGCCTTGTTGCTCAATTGTAGCTTACGATTCATATTCATATCATGATCTAATGCAATCATTGCTGTCATGAGTTTTGTCACACTTGCCAATGCACGAATTTGATCAATATTCTGTTTACGTACAATTACATCTTCGGATATATTTGTCACCATCACAGATAATGTGCCGTATGTTTCAACTGCATGTTTTTTCTGTGTACGTGGTTTTGCTTCCGACGATTGAACTACCATGAAAAACAGTAGGCAGAATGCTACAAACCACTCTAAAAGTGTAAATTGTAAATATGGTCGGTCAACGTATGGTTTATCGTTATTCATTTAAATAAGAAAGTGAATATTGAGAGTGATGATACTGCCGCAAATAACAGTAGAATGAAAACTATAAGTTCTTTAAACAATTGATTCATCGCCTTCTCCCAGGCGATCAATTGATTATTTCAACCTATCGCCTATTTGTTTGATTGATCTTTCATAACCTTCACAGAGTTCCATATAATATTGTGCTTCGTTCCATGAATGAAGTAATGCAAATTTTGCTTCACTTAAAACAGCAGACAATGCCCTGTATCGATTTTTTCCAGGACCATTTTCAATGAGTGTCAGCAAAATGTCGATTTTATCGATCACACCGACCTCATCGATGTGCTCAAAGTCACTATCATCTTCGGTCATTTTTCGCCTTTTTCAAGTAATTTAATTGCATCTTTGATAAATCTTATCTCTTTATTAATTACGTCTTTGCATTCGTGTAACTCCAACAATTTTGCCCTCAAACGGTCTAACTCCAAAGACTCCTTCGGTTTTTGTTTGGGTACAAATGTATATATCTCAGCCATGTATACTATTTTAGAGCAATTCGTTTTATTTGTCAACTACCATTTTTCGGCACGTTCCCATGTTGCATCATATTCCGAAACATAGTCGGTAACATCGGGAATGTTTACCATGTAATCGTCAACTTCAACTTTTTCCCACTCTTCACCTTTTCTTATGGCAGAGGTGATTCGTGCAGATTTGGCTCTAGTTGCTGCGCCTTCTGGCGTTTGATGATACTCTGTTAGTTTTTTTGATAATGTGGCTTTTACTTCTGGTGTGTGTTGCCTAATGTTACCACATGAACGTGAACAATACGGTCCACGTTTTTTGTGTTGTATGTTACAAGTAGGACAAATTTTTGATTTGTATGGCACTTGAAATTTTATGCAGATTCAAATGTATCTTGTGCGTTACAGGTTGTGATAAAATTGATGAATGCTACTGCTTCTTCTTCATTAGTGTAATAACGAATAATTGTTTGACCAGTATAACGTGAAACAATCATGAGTAAAATAAAGTGGTCACGATAGACAGAGAATTTAATCCACCACCCATTCCTGACCACTGGTTGCCAAAACTTTGATTTAGATTCAATCTCCAGTCTTAGATTTTTTGACTTCTGACCTGATGATTTTTTTTGCATCTTCCGCAATGTTATTATTCAAATTTACTACTTTCTTTGTATATGTAGTAAAAGTATTATCTGTAACACTGTCAAAATAGGCAAGAGTGTGATCAATCAATACTTTGTTGAAATCAATCGTTTTGATCGTTGCATCTTCAGCCTTGCGCTGAATATCATTCCATGAATAGAATGTTGGAAACTGAGGTGTTTGAGTAAAAAACATAATTATCTCCTATAAAGTTAGACAGCCCTAGTTAGGCACTGTCTTACTATTATATAGCATTTTATGTTGCTCTGCAACATTTTTTAAGTGATCTCGACGTATCTTTGCCGTTACCCAATCATTGTAATAGGATTCTTTGATTAATGCGTGGCGTGTAAGAATTTCATAAGTTTCCCAATAAGCACATTCTGATTTGCTTTTACATAAGTGTAAAATTGTGCGCCTATAGTTATGCTCACCCAACTCTAAGATTTCTCTTTTGAGTGTTTCGTTGGAACCGTAATACGTTGTCCAATCGGATTCTTTTCTAATTTTTCTCTTCTTACCATTGACCTGCTTTGTGCCAGCTTTACTAAAGTATTTGCGTCCAATGTATTTTTTTCCGTTAATTAGATTTTCTATTAAATAGACAAATCCAAAATGTGTGCCGTCGTATTCAAACGGCACACTGTCATAGTACCATGTCATAGTGGATCTTCATCTTCATCATCATGAAGATTTTGATCATCAAAGTTTTCGTCATCTAATAACAAAAACTCACCACAAAAAGGACAATGCTGTGGGTCAGACTCGGTGTACATTTCATTGTAAGAAATTGTAAAGTTTGATCCACATGCTGAACATTCATGCTGTAGCTTAATCATTAGTTACACCATGATTGCTTTGCTTCACCATAATACTCACGTGCAAAACCATTTTGAATTAATTGAGCACGTAGACTTTGGCCATCTAAAATGATATCTCCCAATACACGACCACCAAACTTATCCCACGCATAAAGAATGACTTGACGTTTAGATGATTTGGCAACTGCATTGGTTGTAAATTTTGTCGCCATCTTTCCCCTTTCATCCTCTTGTGGACATTGAGCACGAAAGCCTTTCTCTGGTGTATCTACGCCATAGATGCGAACTGCCAATTCAGGTTTCAATGGCGCTGGTAAAAATGGCGCTGCAATCACTACAGTGTCACCATCATTTACACGAACAATTTGTGCATCGTATGTTACACCTTGTGGTGTTTTTTGTGCTTGTGCAGGTAAAAATATACACAGGAACAAAAATCCTACTGCAATATAAAACTTTGTCATAAATTTTTTCATATCATTTCCTTACAAATTTGGTTGTAAACTTCATTTCTTGCTGTGTCTGGCGATAACATTTCAATTGTATATGAGCCAAATTCGTGTGTTGATGTATAGATTATATTTTCATCTATATCAACATACCATTCATACATGATATCTAGAAATCCTCGATTGCAATTTAGAACTCCGTAAGTATATATCTTGCTGACTTTGGCTTTTAAACCATCGCTGTGGTATGGCGTTTTGTATGCGGTAACTGCATGAAATTCGTGAATGTCTTTGTGCTTATCAAACATCCCTTTCTCAACATACAAATCCCAATCATCTCGACCTGCGCCAAGAATCCAGTCTTTTTCAACAAAAGGAATTTTAGTGAAGCCGTCTTGTGATTCTATGAAAGGTAGGCGATATTCTGCAAATGCTGGTAGTGAAATGAGTGCCGCCATTACAAATAAAAATAGGCGTTTCATGGAATTACTCCCTCTAAACGCCTATTTAGACTGCTTTTATATTAGAAACTCAATTGACCTCTGAGCATCACAGCCTTGTCTCCGTTTACACGACTACCGGCTGCACCAACTGGAGCATCAAACTTTGTGTCAACATAGTTTAGCATGAAACGTAGATTGTCATTTGCAAACCACGTAATGCCATATGTGAGTGCTGTTGCTTTGTTTGTTTTGCCTGTGACTACGGCTATGTCATCGGCATTGAACTCACTTGCACGAACACCTACCTGCCATGCACCTTTGCCACCTTTATCAATGGGATTGTTTGGCTTGATCCAACCAAATACACCATCTTTATAACTGTGGCTTTCACCTGTCAGATTGTACATTGCTTGAATGTAATAACCATCAATCTTTTGATCAGCACCTTTCGCAGGATCATATGTGAATTGAAACTGTTCACCTTGTAGTTTCAGTGCCTTATATGCAAACGCTGCTTCAAGACCTTGGCGTGTGCGGTTTGTGTCACCACTTAGTGCAGGACCTGTAAAGTATGCACTTTGTTGACGACTCTCTGTACGACCACTTGCTGGTGCTACGCCGCTTTTGATATCGCCTACACTGTATGCAGCACCAAGATGCATTACTGTATCTTTAATCATCGCAAGTTCGGCAAAGTTTACAGTTGCACGACCGATTACGTCAGTGCTGTCTGCTGTGGCACTCTTATTTCCTCTGCCACGACTGAGAGCCACGGCATATGTAACACCAGTTTTAGGTACACCATGTAGCATCACTCCTGTTTCTTTTGCAGGTATAAACTCACCTTCAGTTTGACCAATTAGACTACGCTCCATAAAATCAAGATTATTTGAACTGGTCAATTGCTCAAGACTGAATGGCATTTTGAATAAACCAAACTGAAATTGCATTTCAGGATTGGCTGCATAGTTAACCCACATTTCATCCATTGTTGAAGTAGATGATGCTGCACCTGTATCATTACCAAAGTTCGCTAATAGAAGATATTTGAAGTCTTTTGCAAATTGACCACGAACACCAAATCTTGCACGGCGTACCTCTAAACCATCTTGATACGTATCTGTGCTTTGACCCGTGGCGTAGTCTGGTGTATAAGTTCGGTAGTCCATATGTATTCTACCTGTAAACTGGGCTGTCGTGTTGCCATCTTTGGATTTGATTCCAAGACCATTGCCCATGACTCCGCCGTCATCTTGTCTTGCAATTCTCCACTTGTTTGATTCACTGACATCTCTGTCAATTCTTTGTTCAACGAACTTTTTGTTTTCTTCTTTTTCTTCATACTCTTTAATTTTAGTATCATACTCTTGTTGAGTAAGAATACCTTTGTCTTTTAAAATGCTTAAAGTTTCTTTGTGACTATCAGCATATGCTGGCATTACAGTTGCAAGTGCAATGACGATAGCAAGTTTTTTAAATAATTTCATAATTTATCCTTATTTCCAAATAGGTGTGTTGTCAGGACCTTTGTAGTCCTTTTTCCAGTTATCTTGAACTAACTTGATAACTGATTGAGGCATGTGTACATACTCCAAATCTTCACTCATCTTTGCGCCATTCTTGTAACTCCAATCAAAGAATTTTAGAATTGCACGACCAGTAAGTGCATCTGCTTGTTGCTTATGCATTAGAATAAAACTTGCACCTGTTGCAGGCCATGCGTCTTTACCTGTTTGCCATGTGAGTAACAAGTACATACCTGGTGCGTTTGCCCAATCTGCATTTGCTGCGGCTGCTTTGAATGTTGAATCATCTGGTTGTACAAAGTTACCATCACGATTCTTTAATTGTGCCCATGCAATTTTATTTTTCTTTGCATATGCATATTCAACATAACCAAATGCACCTTTTACTCTTTGCACATTTGCTGCGACACCTTCATTACCTTTGCCGCCAATACCAACTGGCCATTTCACTGCTGTGCCTTCACCAACTATTTTGGCAAATTCAGCATTTGCTTTACCCAAGTAATTTGTCCAAACAAATGTTGTACCAGAACCATCTGCACGATGAATTACAGTAATGTTCATTGCTGGTAGATTTACACCTGGATTCAAATCAGTGATTGCCTTATCATTCCACTTTGTGATTTTACCAAGATGAATACCCGCAACAACATCACTCGTCAACTTCAATTGACCTGGTGTTACACCATCAAGATTTACAACTGGTACTACACCACCAATAATTGCTGGAAATTGTGTTAGACCTTCTTTTTCAAGTTCTTCTGGCTTCAATGGCATGTCAGATGCACCAAAGTCAACTGTCTTTGCTTTGATTTGACGGATACCACCACCAGAACCAATTGATTGATAATTGAGTCCTATGCCTGTTGCTGCTTTATATGCTTCAGCCCATTTTGCATAGATTGGATATGGAAATGTCGCACCAGCACCGGTTAAATCTGCTGCTGATGCGACACCTGTGAAAAGTAATATTGATAGTAAAAACTTCTTCATGTTATCTCCTATAGGTTGGACTACTAAAATTATTCTAGAGTAACGAAACTGTCACAATTTAGAATTTTTTTTAATAGTCTGACCGTCAGAGACAACCAGACTTTATATTTAGTTTTACGCTGCTTTACCCCACACTGTTTCCCAATTGCCTGTCAATGCGCCCTTTGAATAATCTGTTGCACGATTTTCAAAAAAGTTTGTATGTGTTGGTGCATTGATCATCTCTTCAACCCATGAAAGCGGATTCTTCTTGACCTTAAAAACACCTTTAAGGCCAAGAGATATGAGCCTGCGATCAGCAATGTAGCGGATGTATAACTTGACATCATCAGCAGATAGCCCATCAATACCACCCATATTGAAAGCAAGATCAATAAACTTATCTTCAAGTTCAACCATCTTCTCAGCAATGGTATAAATTCTTGACTTGAGGTCGTCATTCCAGATTTCCTTATTCTCTTCGATGTAAGTACGGAATAATTTAATCATTGACTCTGCATGTTGTGTTTCATCAACGATAGACCATGTGATAATCTGACCCATGCCTCTCATCTTACCTTGTCGTGCAAAGTTAAGTAACATGATAAAGGAACTGAATAGTTGCATTCCTTCGGTGAAAGCAGAGAATACTGCAATATGAGCAGCAGTAGAAGCCCTATCGCCATTCTGTGTGCTAATACCAAGTACATAATCATGCTTTGAACGCATCTCTTCATATTCCATAAACTCTGTGTATGTGGTATCTGGCATACCAAGTGTTTCAATCAAATGTGAATATGCTGCAATGTGTAGTGCTTCACGTGCTGCAAAGCCTAACAACATCATTCTTACTTCAGGTTGAGGGAAATAAGGTAGATAATTATTAACATAGCCACCTGCAACATCAATGTCACCCTGAGTAAAGAATCTGAATATATGTGTGAGAAAATTCTTTTCGTTCTGTGTAAGTTTATTCTTCCAATCCTTAACATCTTCAAGCATTGGTACTTCAGTGTGTAGCCAGTGACTCTGTTCATGCTTGAGCCAATTTTCGTATGCCCAAGGATATGCAAATGGTTTGAATGATGTTCTTTCATCCGTTAGTTTTGTTTGTTGTTTTTTAATCATTGATGAATGCCTCTAGTTCTTGTTTTGTTTTATTTCCTACTAATCTTTTTGATGGTATATTATCTTCAACAATCACCAAGGTTGGAACGCCACGAATACCAAATTCTGCTGCAATCTCAGGATGAATATCAACATCAACAACTTCGATTGGTAGTTTTGAATCTACTTCTTCGAGCGTCTTTGCTAATGTTTTACATGGTCCACACCATGATGCAGTGAAACGTACTATCTTTTTCATTTGCCTTGACCTCTGTATTTTTTATGTGAACGTTTTTCGTGTTTATTCATTGATGCTGTTTTCTTTTGACCACCTTGTTTGGTGCGTTTGTGTACTTTTTTGTGTTTACTCACATTAGGTGCTTTAACTGACATAATTTCTCCTATTCATACATTACTGTTTCAGTGTCACCCAAAGACCATTTGGGATTTTGTTCTACAACATACTTTTTGGTGCAAACTTTAAAATCAGGAAACTTCAATTGTTTTGGATTACTTGCTGCATCTAAAAACAAACAACGATTGTTTGGTTGTGCTGCATATTGACCGTTGTACAATTCAATGAAGTTGAAACTCTTGTGATCTTCTGGCCACTCAGCATAACTTGTATCTATAATATTTAAATCTGGTGATGAATGATCTACAGTGAACATGTAATTGCCTTCGTAGAACTGTTTATCTTTGGCATAAAACTTACATGTAAGATTACGCACAAATGCTTTTTGTATTACGGTGAAATCATAACTAAAACAGTCCCAGATTTGCAATGTGTCTAAAGGTAAAAAAGACTTCGGGAGATTATCCGTTCTGCTAACAAAAGCATGTAATGGTAGTTTATCGTAAAGTGCGCCATAGTTTGGTAGATATGCCTCTATTCTGAATGCTTGACCTCTGATGCTTTTGATTGAAACCCAGATACATGGCTCATACTCACCATGACCTTTTTCAAAATCATACAGAAACTCTTTGCGTATGTAACAGTGTACGGGTGGTATGTTTGCAACTAGATGTGCCATTTTTTCTCATGTAAGTGAAATTTCATACCAACATATGTTCCAGCAAATGCACCAAGAACTGCTGGTATGATCATCATGTTATCGTTGGTGTAGTTAATGATTGCTACACCACCTAAAAATGTAATTGCTGATGCCCAAATACTTGATGCCATTGGTCTATCGTTTTGCACCGATTTGAGTAACTGCGTATAAACGATGTCTGTAACAAACATACAAACAAATGTAAAAATATATGCCCACATTACTCTTTTTTCTCTGCTGGCTGTACTATTACCGTGGCTGGTGGTTCAGGCCAAACTTTGTCTTTGATTGCATTGGCACCAATCCAGCCCCATGCACTAAAGAAACCCCATACTATCATGTCTAATATCATATCACTTCTCCATCAATCTTCCAAAAAATTTCTTCAATAAAATGTGATGCTTACCACCATGCCAATATTTGTGAAGATATGGTTTGTCATACCAATACTCTTCTGCTTCAAGATGAGGACCTATTAATCCTATACGTCCTTGAATGATTGCTGCTGCGTCACCATTGGTGTATCTGGCGTGGACTTCGTAGTTGGTTTCATCTCCGACAAATGCAGGTCCATCGTAAAAGAAGAATCTGTCTGTTGTGCCGTTCCAGTTACATTCCACTGCTTTGCTGTAGTATCTTCTTGTGCAAGTGTTCGGACGGCGGATATATTGTTCGGGTTCGCAGCCATCCATAAGATTGAGATAATGCCTGCCAGCCCAATAAGCGCCCATACAAATTCCGAGAAATCTGCCACCATTTTGTACGTATCGTCTGATACTATGTTCATGATATTTAAACAAAATATCGTAGGTATCAGAATCACCAACACCGCCAGGAAAGCATACACAATCCACTGCATCAAAATAATCGTCCTCAACTTCATGTTTTGTGAACACCTTGTAGTTATAGTTCGGCCCTAGTGCCTTGATTACACCATTTACTGACTGCACTGAACAACGTGGATGCTGCACGAACAACGCTATGGTACGACTCATTTTTCCTTTTTATCTTCCTGCTCCTTCTTTTTTGGTGTTGGTTGAACAGGTGTTTTTTCTTTGTAATGCGGTCTTTTTGGATGCGGCTTTGGTTTTTTCGGATTTAGTTCGAAAGGCATTTATCCCTCACACGCTAGACAGACCTCCTCGGTAGCCAGTTGCTTCAAATCGATTTCTTGTATAATCTCACGTTCAATCTTCTTGGATACTTTGTCAGCCTTTGCAAGTTTCTCTGAACGGCAGTAATACAACGTTTTCAAGCCCTGCTTCCATGCCTGAAAGTGTACTGCATGTAAGTATTTAACATTCACATCAGGTCTAAAAAAGAGGTTAATGGATTGCGCCTGGTCAATGTAATTTTGTCTGTCAGCGGCGTGGTCCACAACCCATCTTTGGTCAATCTCCATACCAGTTTTGTAGACATCTTTGGTGTATTCATCCAGGAAATCCAAGTGTTGGACGGAACCGTCGTTTGCAATGATACTTGACCAGATTTCTTGATAATCCAATTTGTCATCTGCATTACATTTCTCCTGAATAATTTTATCTAAAAATTTATTCTTGTTTAAAAAAGCTCCCGAAAGAGTGTCTTGTCTATAAGCATTAGCACGATAAGGTTCAACGGAGGGGCTAGTATTGCCCATAATAATGGAAGATGAAGCGTTAGGAGCAATAGCAAGCATATGGCTAAACCTTTTACCTGTACCAACAGCATCAGGAGCCTCACCTCTTTCTTTTCCGAGTTCGTAATTTGCATTGTCTAATCTTTCACGAATGTGTTTGAATACTTGATTGTTCAACGATTTTGCAACCGCTGACTCAAACGCAACATTCTTTTTCTGTAGAAGAGCATGATAGCCAAGAGCCCCCACACCAATGCTGCGCTCTTGTTCAGCAGAGAACCTGGCTCGGTGAATAGCATTAGGAGCATTGTCAATAAAATACTGAAGTACATTATCAAGCATTTCAGCCATGTCCCGTAGAAAAAGTTTATCGTTTTTCCAATCATCATAATACTCCAAGTTTACAGATGAAAGACAACATACAGCGGTACGTTCTTTATCTGTAGGTAAAATAATTTCACTGCATAGGTTTGATTGTTTAATGCTCAGACCTTTTTCTTTCTGGAATTCTGGCATCAAACGATTTGATGTGTCAATAAAATGAATGTATGGCTCACCAGTTAGCATACGTGTTTCAAGTATGCGCTGCCATAATTCACGTGCTGATACTTTGTCTTTAATTTCACCTGAATGTGGGTCTTTGAGTTCCCATGTGTCATCGAAATGTGGATCAAGCATTGCTTGTTCAATGATGTGCATGAAGTCATCTGTGATGTTGATACCATGATGCAGATTCAATGTTCGCATATTGGGATCACCAGTTGGTTTTCTCATCTCTAAGAAAGAAATAATATCAGGATGACTAATATCCAAATAGGCAGCGTAAGAACCACGGCGGGTACGACCTTGTCTATACGCCAAGGATGAAGCATCATAGGTACGAAGATGAGGCATAATGCCAACAGATTTATCATCAGCAGAACGAATACCCAATCCAATTCCTACACCTCCACCTAACATTGAGAGCCAGTTGACTTCTGATAGAGTATTGACCAGGCCTTCTGCACTATCATCCAGATAAGGGAGAAAACAGCTAATAGGAAGCCCACGCTTGCTACGACCAAAACTAAGGATAGGAGTAGAATAAGAAAGCCAATGCTTAGAACTATAATCATACAACCTCTGAGCATGATCAGCATTGGATGCAAAAGCGGCGGATACAAATGCAAATCTTTCTTGAGGGCTTGTTTCGTCCTCACGCATATATGATTCTTTAAGTCTTTTAATTCCGAGTTCATCGAATAGTTTATCTCTCTCTAGGTCTATTTTAATACTGCTGACATCTACCATTTCTTCTCCAATATTATTGTTCTATTGCTGCTACTACGTTTGAAAACTGTTCTTTAATAAGTTTCCAACAATCTTCTGCTACTTCCATATGTTCTTTTTGTGTGCCGTTTGCTGTACGCAACTGACAATAATGAATCCAACTACGCAATGTTCCATTCATGTACATGCGTGATTGTGTGTTGCCTTCCGGTAATACTACACGTGCTTGTTCTTTTGCAATACCATTTTCAATTGCCCAATCATATGCTGCTTTTGATTCTGCAATTAGATTGATTTGTTTGATTTTCCATTCAGCCTGCAATTCTTTATCGTCAGTCTCAATAGAGTTCTGTCTGTTCTTTGTGTCTTGTAGCCGTGCTTCACGTAGTTCATAGCCTAAATCTTTCGTTGGATCAGCATATCGTTGACTGAATTCCTGAAAGGAAAAACTACGATGTCGCAAGATTTGCCTTGCGATATCTCTTGTTGTCTTTATTTCCATAACAATGTTGACCATTTCAAATGGCGACCAATGTTGATTTTTGATGAGATAACGAATTAATCTGGCGGGATCACTGTTCATTCCCTGATTGCTTGGATTCGACACACGTGCCATGTGTACAATCATATCTTCAGCAGAGTTGTGCCCTGAGTATGGTGCCGTAACACCTATTAATTTCACGTTCATAATTTCTTCCAAAATGTAAATTTAGCTATTGCTTCCAAACCATGAAATGTATTACTATCTATGATTTCTAGAATCTCACTAGAAGAGAAACCATTCAATATCATCTCATTTATATCTTTTCCATCCATGTTATCAGGCCAAATGACGACATCGTGATTTGATTTGATTGCATTTTCAATCAACTTACATACTTCTTTATTTCGTGGTTCATTGTCAAATACAAGTGTAATTTTTTCTGCTTGAATATTTTTCACTGTTAGTGCAAGATTGGCGTCACCTGATGCCACACAGTTATTCAAAAACAGACTGTCAAGTGGACCCTCAACAAGATACACACGTTCTTTTAAATTCACACGATCCATTCCATAGATAAGTTTATTATCAGAATCGTTTGTTCTCATAGTCACATACCGAAGTTTGTAACTACTATTCTCTAATGCTCGACCCGATAATGCAACCAATTCATTTTGATAGTTATAGAATGGTATAACTAATCGTGCATCTTCTGCTAGTTCTTTGCCGTGATCAGGAATTAGTGCATCACAAAATGCTTTATAGTTCGAAGTGAACAACAACTTATCATAATGTTCTTTAGGAAGTAATCGATTCTCTACGTAGTTTAGACAAAAATGTCCACTTGGTAGATTACTGAGCCATTCCCCATGTTCAAATATACGGCGCTTTTCGATGTGACCAAATTTGGGTGGGTTGGTGATGACTCTTGGTGATGTGTTACTTTTTCTGTGATATGTATTGGATGTATTTGATTTGTACTTTTCGAGTACATACTCTCCATGTATGGATGGGTCAACATGTTTGAGGAAATTGGCGACATTTGTTCCTACTCCGCAGTTATGACATCGATAGAATAAATCATTGCCTTTGGCATACATATAGCCTCGGGCTTTGATTTTGTTTGTTTTGGAATCTCCACAATAAGGGCATGAAAAATTCCAAAGATTGGTATTCTTCTGCTTGAAATTACGCAAGCGTGAAGATACCAACTTCACATATTTTGAGTCAGTTGAAAGTGCCATGTGTCCATTATATCAGTGTTGCTCACGGTTGTCAATTAATTAAACAGTTTTACTAGGTATTCTAATTTAACGTTTGAGATAATCCATGCTGCTACAACTACACCACCGGCAACCATCCACTTCCATCTAGATAATGCTGCCAGTTCTTCATCTTCTTTTTTGTTGTGTTCGGTAATGTGATCACGCAATGCTTTAAATTCATCCATTATTCTACGTTCGGTCAATTCAATCTTGTCCGAAAGATTTCTATCTGTAGTAGTAATACGTGAATGAAGTTCTTTGATATCACTTGCAGTTTCTTCTCTTCTTTTATCCATGTCGTTATAAATTTGATTGACTACGGAGTTATTATTGTCTGCAAGTTTCTCAATGACACGGTCCATCTTCTCACAGAGGTCTACAAGTGTGTAGACTTTCTCTCTGAGGACGCCAACCTCTACTTTTAGTGCTACTTCTCCGTCTATCATTTTTTATCTGGAATCTTTGTGCCTTCTAATTTCTTATGCACTTTAATTGTTTTACAAACTTCTTTTTCTTTTTTAGTTTTGTTGTCAAACTCTTTGACACAGACTTTTTTTTCTTCGGCAGCAAAAGCAGCTTTAGTCAGTGGTGCCAAAAGTAAAAACAATAATAGACTCAATACGGTAAGTTCTTTTCTCATTTCTTTTCCTTTGATATGAATTTTTCTGATGCCGTAAATCCCAATCCACCTAACACAATATACATTATAGCATCAAATGTCTGTGGATTCAACTTTCTTTCAAAAAACAATTCGGCGATAAACCCCGTAGCAAGTAGAATGAATGCCAAAAAGGTAATCAATCTCTTGCTACTAGGATTCTGCTCACCTTCACCAGAAAGTGCCTTGATAAAAAAGTTTATCATAGTTCAGGATGATCTGGTTGTTTTGGTGCTTCTTTACCACCAAAACCCGTTGCAACTGCTGGTGCAAATGCTGCGGCCGCTGCAACTGGTGCTTCTGCAACAGTAGATGAAAATGTTGCACTAAAACCACCACTTGATGGTAACGATGGTGGTGCTGGTGGTGGTGTGTAAGGTTTGTTTGCAGCATCAAGTGCTTTTGCTTTCAAATCTTTATCGTCACCAGCAATCATGATACCAGACAGTGTACCTGTCAAGAATGTTGCAATTGGTATGATGAGTTCAAAAAACTTGTTGTCAACCGGACTCATACCATTCATTGGCTGAGTTACAAAAATTAAACTGTATAGCACAACAAACACAATACCAAAAAGTGTAAGACCTAATACGATACCGATAAAAAACTTTAGTCGTGCATTCAATTCTTCAGTTGTGTATCTTGGTCCAGACCATAAATCCTTAATCATTTGCATTCTCCTTTAACTGGAACCTGTGGTAGTTGTTGTATTGTTTGTACCGGTTGACCGACTTTATTTTTTTCGTAATGTGTCAAATCTTCGGGACAAGTTCCGTTTGCGCTACAGTATGGTTTCTTACATTGTTTTTGATCCCAATTTTCTGGGTCTTGGCAGGGATAACGATAATGTTCTCCACATGCAACAAGAAGTGGTAATAAAAAGAGTGACAAATATTTCATCAATGCACTCCTAAAACATGAAGAGCGTGTTCATAGTGCTTCTTACGATCTTCCAACCCAATGGTGCCACCATTGATTCTTTTGGTCATTGTAAGAATATCACCTTTATCTGCCCACTGATTCAGCTTGTTTGTTTCCCAAAACCAACATGCAGATTGTGCAGCGCCTTCGAATGTTTGTGTATATTCTGCGGCTTCTTCAGGAGATATTTCAAGTGATGCAGCAAACCATGTGTAGTTTGTTTTGCCAGTCAATTGAATTAGTCCACGGCCACGATATTTGTAGCCATCACCAGACGCTTCGTTACCGTTACCCATTCGATCAGCATAGATACGATTTGCAATTTTCTCTGGCTTCTTTTCGTATGCTTTTGCAGTGTTGATGTCTGGAAAATACTTTGAAAATATTTTCATCAGACTTTCTGCTTTGTAGTTCAAATTCTCTGTGAGAAAAACAAAACCACCAGACTCATGAGCGCATTGTGCAATAAACGATGCAATACGCTGTGGTGTATTGATTTCATAATCTGGAAGTAATTGGCTTAATGCTTTGTGCCACTGATCAATATATGGATTTTTTGGTAGTAATTGTTTTAATTGTTCTTTTGTCAGTTCCATGTGTATCCTCAGGTATTATTTTACGGAATCAAAAATCTCCTTTTGTAATCTATACCATTCTATCCACATATCAACCTTGTCACTACACTTATGATATTCCATGTAGTTATCAGATACGACCGTAATCACCTCACTCAGTTTGGTCGTGCCTTCTTTTACTTGTGTCAGTGGCAGGCAAGGTTTACCTAATGATTCTGGCATTTCGGGAAACTTGCGGGCCACTGGCACTGTAGTGCTACAGCCCGTCAGCAATAAAACTATAAGTAATTTTTTCATGGCTTCTTGGCTGCTTCGTTCAAAATACTTACTACGTTGGGATCAAGTTCGCATTTTGCATCGATTGTTTTTTCCACCTCTTTAATCTTTTCGACAATTCTCTCTCTTGTCTCAACGACTCTCTTTGTTCTCTCTCTGATCTTCGTTTCAATAACGACATTTGTTTGCTGTGATTTCGCTTCTGCATCTTTTATCTTCTCCTCTAATTCAGCCACTCTTTGGCGCCATTCTTGCTCGACGCTATAGCCTCCTTTCCAATATATACCGATGCAAAGTAATGCTATGGAAACGTATTTGATAACGTTCGCATAGTTGCCAATAAATGGCAGTCTACTACCTAAAAATCCCAACACGGCACCGATGGCACCGCAGATTAAAACAGTGTTGATGATGAATAAAAGAAAACCTGATGGCAAAAAACTAAGAAGCCACATTTGACTTTCTCTTTATGAATGAAATGAATGTGGCCGTCTTGCGTTTTTTTACGCCTGGCTCACCCTGCGAACCTACCCCAAGACCAGCAATAGCACCACCACCCACAGCATTAGTAGGAACACCACCTATAGCTCCTGCATCTTCTTTGAGAGGTTTACAGACTTTATCTGTAGTACACCAGTAGTAGCCTTGACCACATTCTTTTTTGAATTCGTTAGACATGAATTTATTTATTTTAGATTTCTTAAAACTTCTGCGACTTTCATATCAACTGGTATTTCTGATGATATAATATCTGTGCCGTTAATACCACGAACTCTTTCTGGCATAAGATTCAAAAATAACAAATATGTTTTAAGAATACTGTAGTCACTTTTGTTTGTGTGAAAGAACATTATTCTTGTTGATACCTCAGGACCAAAAATGTTGTATAGGACAACAATATGATTAAGTATCAGACGCTCACGCATTTCACCATGTTTAGAATATCGTCTGAATAATCGTTTAAGATAATTCAATCGTTTCATATCTTCAGTGAACTCACTCATGATGCAGTTAGGCTTATCATACGCCTTTGCAGCATATAACATTATATTATCATTAGTTAAATTCTCAAACGACATAAAAATGCGGCTGACCGAAGCCAGCCGCTATGATACATTAGGAATCAGGTGCAATAGCGTCGTCGGAAGCATCACCAACCATCGAACCCATTGCAACCAGAGTTTCAAACGTTGTGCGGCCATTACGACCACCCATTGTGAACGTGAACGCTGTGTTACCAAATGTGTTTGCTGTCGGTGTGCCACTATACAATCCAGCATTTGTAACTGAAATGCTTGAGATTCTACCAGTAGCAGCCGTAGTAACAGTAACTTGTGCGGAGGTGTTATTTGTGCCACCACCAGAAATTACCAGTGTATATGTACATGCTGATGCGGCAGGACCTACAGCATTTGTATTTGCTGTAACTGAGTCGATTGGACCCATACCTTTTGTACGTGCTACCCAACCAGCATGTGTTGGTTGACCGTCTGTGATAAGCCCTTCTTCTACAGCATCAATACCAAATACACCAAACTCTACGTTTGTTCTTGTGGCGCTTGCGTATGTGTTACCAAATACTGATGAGGGCTGAGAGTTAGCCAGACTTTCACCAGTAGTTGATGTATCGTAGCCAGTCAGACCTGAAAAGTTTGGAGCATTGTTAGATGCGTCTAAATTTCCCCAAAGTGACATGTTTTTCTCCTATAAATCTTTGATTAGTTATTTATGTTTTCTGTATATCGCTAGACAATTCGGGGTCTTTCTGAAACTTATCCGATGCCTCTTCTTTATCTACTTTCTTACTTTTTGCAGCATCTTTTACGATCTGTGCTTTACGTGACAGAGTTCTTGCTGCCATGCTTGGCTCTTCTGCTTCTTCACTGACAGTTTTCCAACCACCACCTTTAGATTTGTACCACTTTGCTGCCCAGCCATTAGCGTATGCTGATGGATAAACATCAAACTTGGAACGTGCAAGTGCTTTTGCTCTTGACCACAATTCGGGATTAGTTGGAGCATTCTTTTCTTCAAGATACTCAATCTCCTCTTTAACATGACCATACTTCTTTTTGTACCAATCAGGCATACCATGTTTCTTGCGATAGTATCTTACAGTCGCAGAATCATTTGCTTGATCACGATATTTGTTCTCTGCTGCTGTATTGTGACCTTTCATTGCTTCTGCTGCTGCATGTGCATCTTTGGCAATATGAACTAATGCCTCATCTGATTTTTTATGGTACTCATGACCTTCTAATGGATGACGCTGTGATGGGCGACCTTCAGAAAGTTCAACTTCTTCATTCTTAGGTTTGATACCTTTTTTCTTCATATTGATAGCAATTGCTGCTTGTTGTGCAGGATTTGCTGCTTCCGTCAATTCACCACGCAGATAGTTCGCTGCTGTAGAAATATAATCTTCAGCAAGTGTAATCTTTGATTGTACCCACTCAGGTAAGTTTGAATTTTCTTCCATCAGATCAATCAAATCTTCTGCATTGAATATGAGTGAACGAAGTTGTGACATTGCCATATCACCTTCATAATCATATTCACGTGGGTCTTTCGCCTCTCTAATTGGCGACACAATCGTGGGTGCCTTAAATGTTTTCTTAGGTGGTCCAGACACAAATCGTCCTTTCTTTTCTAATTGTTCATCAATTTCTGTCTCTTCAGAAACTCTTGATGCTTTCATGATACCACGAATTAATGGTGCTTTAAGTTGTTTATGTCTTGGCACAGAAATATTCTCCTTCGATTTTGGGTGACCATACACATCATGACCACCAGAAGTTCTTTTAAGTGACCAACCTGATTTTTTAAGATGAGCATGTACATCACGGGTTTTCATGCTTGACTCTGGCATCTCATCGAGTTGTTCTATCTCTTCATTCTTCATTGCATCAAGTTTTTTCTTATATTCAGAAGGATCAGGAAGTCCAGACTTTTTTCGAATTTCCTGATGTCTCTGATATAACCTCTCAGCAGCCGTTGGTGTCGGCTGCTTTATTTTGATTTTTAGAGGTTTGACTTTCATATTAGTCTTTCTTTGCCATCTTAGTTGCTGTTGCGTACATTACTGATTTAGCACGTTCACCATAACGCTGTTTGAAACCAGAAAGACCTTTCTTCATACCCATCACATAATCTTCTTTCTTTTTGGCTTCATCTTTTGTTAGTTCACGCTCATCAATTTGTTCAACTTCTTCTTTAGCCAAACGGGAAGTTGATCTATTAATACCATGCATTCTATTAACAATAGTTTTAGAAAGTTTTTTAGCCTTTTCTTCGGAGCCTTTTTTAGGATTGCCCGCTGGTGTTGAATGTTTTGCAGCTATTCCCGTCATTGTAGACATATTATGCGCTGCTTTATTAGTATATGATGCTAAAGTGCCTCTTGACAACTCATCAATTTGTTCAACTTCTTCTGGCATAACTTTTACGCCAGTTGTTTTACCAGCAGCAACTTTTGGTTGTTTCTTTTTACCCTCAAAACTTGCTTTTTGATCTTCAAACTCTTTTGTGAACTCATCGTTTGTTGGTTCTTCAACGATAGTTTCAACAACACCATTTACCTTGTCGGCATCAATAACTTCAATTGTTGTGCCATCAATATTCATTTCTTCCGTTTCAATTGGTGCAAGAACTTTTAAACCCTGTTCATTGTACAATTCAAGCATCTCTGTAAATGACAATGATTCATTTGCAGAAATATATTTTGCCATGCTTTCATAATTTTTGGCTCTAGTTTTTTTAGCCTTATCACTTTCTTTTTTGTATGCGCCTTCAGTTTTTTTGTACTCACCTGGTTTTTCATTTTCACGGGTTGAACGGATAAAATCTTGACGAGCACCAAGGGTTTTACCCTTTTTGCTTTTCTTCTCATCGCCTTCTTCATCTGTCTTATATGAAGAACCGTAGGTGCCCTTGTGTTTGTATACGCCACCTTTTGATTCATATTCTTGAAGTTGTTCTGCTTCTTCATTCAGTTCAACTTCTTCATTCTTTTTACCATAGTAATCATCTTTGTACATGCGTGATGTTGCCTTACGCAGACCTTTTGTGTGATCTTTTGTCTTGTCGGCAATTGCTTTGGTCACATATGAACCAAGTGCTTTTCTACCTGCTGGTGTATCACCAACTTCATCAAGTTGTTCTTTCTCTTCTTTCTTCAGAACACCACGACCTACCAACACATCTTTGTGTGTAATCTTATCTTTTGGATGTGCAAGTGCTGCTAAAGATTTTTCTTTAGGTGTCTTTGGATGTGTACCATGGCTTGTTTCTGCCATGATTTTTGCTGCTGCTTCTGCTACACCTTTCAGTGCTTTGTCATTGAAAATTGACATGTTGTTCTCCTGATTTAGTTTTATTATCTTGTAATCTCTTCCCAATCCATCGATGCATATATGTCTGAACCGTTTATGGTAGCAGAAGCACATAATGTTAGTTCGTATGGAGTGTTAGTGAAACTGTCTCTTTCTAATTGAAATTTGAATAGTGCTTCTTTAAGAATATCAACTGGTATTGCACTAATTGTTGCGCCAGTAAAGCCTGATGCTAATATTCTGCCGCCAGTCATTGTGCCGCCATCAATTTTGTATTCAACAGAAGAATTATCTCCCGCACTCACCCAAGTTCCACCTCCAGTGGTATTCGCACCTGCTCGTACTTGCCAATTATAAACTGAGTTATTCGTAATACCCAATATTGATAGTGCAGTAAGAATTACGATTGCATCTAAACGATTTGCTTTTAATCTTAGTGAAATAACTGGATAATATGTTCCAGACGTTGGTAAATCAATAGGTGAACCAATTGGTGTTTGAATGGCTTGTTGTGAGCCGTATAATTCATAACCACCTTCTGAAATGACTGTTGAACATATTTGTTTTAATGTTGAGTTACTTGTTGTAATTCCTGTGTTCTTTATTTCATATCTCAATGGCAAAGAAGCCGTAGTCATGTATGGTTGTAAATTTTTATTATCGTTATGGAATATATGTGCTGGAATCATTTTTCCATCAACTACAAAACCACAACGAACATCACCAACACCTAACCATTCAATGTCCATCCAAAGAATGTTTGTTTTACTCACATCAACACCATCAGTGTGTTCTGCGCCACCACTTTGTGCTGAGTAGCCTGTACCATCAAACTTATCTACATTCCAATCTGATTGTGCAACTCTTGTTTCTGTAACTGTGCTTGATGTGTTACTTCTTAATACAAAATAAGTTGTTGTGCCATCATTTTCCAAATAAATGCCATTACTTTGACCAAAATATCCTACTCTTTGACGAACATTTGCTTTTGGTGTTTCCATAGCAAATGTTGACATAATCAACAAAGATTTACCTGGTTGATAAGACATAACTTTTGTCGTTTCTCTGGCAACTTCAGCATTTGCAGTTGTGCCAACAGTCATCGCAATCATGCTTTGATTTTCAACAAAAGTGTATGAACTATTACTTGCTGTGTTTGATGTTACCCACAGACCATTATCAGAAAAACGATGTGTGCTTTCAAACAAAGTAAAAGGATTTACGATACGCAAACGGCCAAACGCATCTGTCAAAGTGCCAGATGGTGAAAGACGATCAGACATCATATTCACTTCATAACGAGTGAATACTTGTCCTGAATCTATCTTATGTAAGTCCGTTCTAAACTGTGCCACTTAGCAGTTCCACTTTCTCAATGCTTTGTTGATACGTGAATCTGGATCACGTGCAGTTTTTGTAGATGTTAGTCTGCGCTTCATACCACCCATTCTTGCACAGAATGACTTACGACGATTTGCTGCTTTAGAACCCGGCTTCAATTTGCTTGGCTTTGTTGTTACAGCCATCGATAGTTTTGAACCAGGATTCTCACGACGATATGATTCGATACCTTTACGATTTAAACCACCAGATTCAGATTTACCCTCTTTACGCTGCCATGCTGCGACTTCTTGAATCTGTTCTAATTGGTCTTCTGTGAGTGAACCATCATCTGCTTCGTAATCTTCCTCTTCTTTGTAATAATCTGGTTTTTTGTACAGTGAACTACCTTCACTTCTTTTCAATGCTCTACGAACATTTGTGCTATGCTTTGACATTGTTGCTATATCAGGATAGACTGATTTATCGGAACTAACTTTATACTTGTTTGCTCCTTTACCCTGTGGCGCTGTCAAATATTTACCAGCAGTTTCTTTAGAGATTTCATCAATCTGTTCAATTTCTTCTTTTACACATGAACCTTTTGCATATGCTTTTTTACCTGGCGCTGGTTTATATCCAGGCCAACATCTCTCTGTCATGTAATCTTTGAATGATTTCATATGTAATTTCTCTTTTTAAATGTTGTTAGTGAGATACCTTTTTTCTTTAATTCATCTTCTTTCTGATCACCAATGCTTGCTGTTGTCGTATCACCGGTAAGTTCAGTAAGTCTACAGTTTTTCGCACCATGCTTTGGACAATCTATGCCCGCTCCTGTACCATTACATGTTACTTGTGTAGCTTTACCATTCTTATCTAATTTCTCACCCATATCACGTGCAGGTGATTCACCAGTGCCAGCCATAGAAGTGCCGGGTTCTATGCCTTTGTCGATTGACTCTTCGATTTTCTTTTGCCAGTTTTCTTTGATTGTGGCAAGGGTGATGGTTCTTCTTGCTTCGGCAACGGGTTTGTCGGCGCTGGGTCTTTCTTTTCTTCTAACACTGGTTCTACCCTTTTGTAATTCTGCTGCGGAAGGGGTGGAACTATTCTGTCCATAATGGATTTCAATCGTAGAATCACTAGGTGTATAAATTTCATCTAAGTCCTCTCTAAGTTTGACAACATATCTCTTACCAACTTTTGCTACAGTACCGCCCTTTTGATGTGCTTCTTTCGCTGCTGAGCCACGAATGAAGAACAAACGAACTTTACCATTTTTATCTGTTAATAATTTTTGTTTCTTTTCTATTTCCTCAAATTGTTTACCAATGAGCTTTGTACCAGATACATGTTGAACTAATTTCCACGCTTCTTTGTGATTTTTATCAGCCATGTGTTTCTTAAATTGTTTCTTCTGCTCGTCAGTTGCTTTTTGATGAAACTTCATAACTTCCATCATACCAATGTTACCAGGATAAGCAGCTTCACTTATTTTACCTTTGCCATAACTAGAAACATTTACGGGTTTTCCACCCTTGCCTGAACGATCTGCTACTGGATCATGACGGCGTTTTGCTGCGACTGCTGATGCACGTTCTTTCTTTGAAAGACTTGCACGTTTTGCATTTGACATACATTTGGGTTTTGGTTCGCCAGGTTCTCTTGCACAAGGACCTATTGCTTCACCTTTACTATTGATTCGTTTCCATCCACCTTCTGGATGTTTTGGATTAAACCAATTACGCAAATCTTCTTTGATCATACTTTGACCAAGAGTTAATAAATTAAACGCACCGGGATCAGACATTGTATTGATATCTTCTTCTGTCATTTCCTCTTCATCAGATTTGAGCAAACGGAGTGTACGTGTAACTTCTTCTACTGTATCACCTGTAACTGAAACTGTAACGGCTTCATCTATCTTAGCCATTTTCTTTTGATGAGTCTCAACAGTTTTTGCAATCTTCTCTACTGGTACAAGACTGCCATGTACCGAACGATGTGTGACTTTACCATTTTTTCCATAACGGCCAAAACCATAATACTCAAGACCCATCGTGTTCATTTCATCATGTGTGCCGGCAGCAGCATGTGGTTTCATGTCGGTACGAATTGGTGCAGTATCTTTTTTACCTAACTCTGTAGCAATCCAACCTTTTGCTGAATCATTCTTCGGTGGTTTGTTTACAAACTTCTGCATATTTTTGAAGATGCCATCCAACTCTTTTGTTTTTGACTCAACAACTTCTGGTGGTGCTGTACGCAAATCTTCTGAGTTATCAAATTCAGTATAACTATCACGAAATATTTTACCAAACATTGGGCGTGCTGCTTGCACAGAATCCCATTTTTCTTTACGAATATTTTCTGGCACGGTGCGGCCACCACGTTGTCCACGCTCAACGTTTCTTGCTTTTGATACTTCATCATCTGTATTGACCATGATCATTGATGTTTCATAACCCATCTTTTCAAGCATTTCTTTAATCTTGGCATACTTTTCTGGATCATCACCAGTGCCATTGATAATCAATCCATTACGGCCATGAAGAGCCAAACGCTGACGCAATTCTGTAACATTCTTTGCACGTTTGCGAACTGCATTACGCTGTGCTTCTTCATTGTCAGGCATCTTTTTGTCAAGACCCTCTTTGTCCATCAGATACTCAAGTGCTTTATCAGAATTAATTTCTGTTAGACCATGACCATCAAGTGTCTTACTCAACACATAGTCTTTGCCTGAGCCAGGACCACCACCAAGAAACACTGCTTTGAAAATGCCTTTGTCATGTACACCTTCACGAATGATTTCTTCATGTAGT